ATCGTCAACGAGGTCATCGAGGGCCGCCGCAGTGTCTACGGCAACCCGACCGACACGTTCGCCCGCATGGCCCAGATGGTCAGCGGTCTGCTGGGGTTCGAGGTTCACGCCTGGCAGATCCCGATGATCATGATCATCACCAAGCTGGTCCGCACGAACCAGTGCCCGACGTACTCCGACAACAGCGACGACATCGAGGGCTACCTCGCCATCTTCCGTGAGCTGATCGGGGACGACATGGTCCACGCGCGCAGCGTGGACGAGTACCTCGCCGTGCTGGCGGTGCGTGATGCCTGACACCCGAGTGGCGGACGCCTACCTGCAGATCGAGGGCATTGCCCCGGGCAACAGGTACGACTGGGGCGACAAGGCCACGGTGCGCGGTGTCACCAACACCAGGCCCACGGTCATCAAGTTCGGCTGCATCGTCGTGAAGGTGCAGCTGCGCATCCCCGTTCAGGCGTGGGAGGCGTTCGAGGCCGAGGCCGTGATCGACGTGCCGGCCGACCTGGTCCAGCGACCCATCGCCGTGACGGCGGTGGACGCCAATGACTGAGGTCGCTACGACCTACGCCTTCGAGGCCGTCGTCCCGCTGCACGACTACCAGCGTGCCAGCGTGGCCAGGGCCGAGCTGATGGGCCAGACGCACAAGCAGCCACGGCAGTGCCTGTACTACAAGACGGGCGCCGGCAAGACCCGCACGGCCCTGGCCTGCGTCAAGGTCATGGGCCACACCGAGTGCGTGATCGTGGCTCCGCCCACGACACACAAGCACTGGGAGGACACGGCTCGAGCCATGGGCTACACCGGTGTGCTGACGATCATGTCGCACGCCAAGTTCCGGCAGAAGGAGACGAAGCTGTCGAGGTCACAGCCTGTGATCGTCGACGAGTTCCACATGCTGGGTGGCTACAAGGCGCAGGGGTTCAAGAAGCTGGAGCGGTTGGCCGGCGGACTGCAGGCCCCGGTCATCATCTGTTCGGCTACGCCGAACTACAACGACGTCGAGCGGTGCTACTGCATCCAGCGGATCACTGACCGTCGGGCCACCGAGGGTGGGTACCTGTCGTTCATCTACCGGCACTGCGGCACGGAGGTCAACCCCTTCGGGCATGTGCCTCGGGTGACAGGGTTCCTGCACTACCCGGACGCGGCCTCGTTCCTGGCCGACCTGCCCAACGTGGAGTACATCGAGGACGACTTGGTGTACGACATCGAGGACATCGAGCTGCCGCTGGAGATCCCAGCTGAGCTCGTGACTCTGGGCATCGACCGCCGCCGCCAGCGGATGGTCGGTTCCATCATCGAGCGCAAGCACACGGTCATCAACCACATGCTGGTGCGCGAGGATGGGCAGCTCACCACCGAGGTGGCCGAGCTGCTGATCCAGGCGGTCGACGAGTCGCCCACTCCTGTGCTGGTATTCGCCGTGCACACGGCCGTGGCGCACGCCGCGGTTGAGTCACTGACCCTTGCCGGCTACGACGCAGTGTCGGTCGACGGCAAGATGTCCAAGGTCGTGAAGAACGATGCGATCGAGGACTTCAAGGCTGGCAAGCTGGCAGTCCTGGTGGGCACTCAGACCCTGGCAACAGGGACCGATGGGCTCGACAGGGTGTGTGACCTGCTGGTCATCCTGGACGACACGGAGGACGACGCCATGCGCCGTCAGCTGGTCGGCCGCATCATGCCTCGAGGAGAGGCCACGACCACTACCCACAGCAACCGCGTGGTGCGTATCGTGGCTTCTCCGACCGCCGTTCCCTAGCACCAGTGGGGAGGGGTCGACACTCCCGTCGACGCTAGGAAACGGCAATGAGAGGAGGTGGCTATGACCGCCATCATCGACATCATCGAGAAGTCGGTCGCCGAGTTGATCGCTGCGCTACCCAAGGCGGATCACACAGAGGCGATTCGGGTCCTCACCAGGATCGACGAGCTCGAGTCGTTGAGGAAGCAGTACGCCACCTGACGCGGGTGGGGCCCGTGACCAAGCGGGCCCCACCTGCACCATCCATCCACCGAACACTGAGGAGCCTACATGCTCACCAACCGCACGAAGAAGGAGCTGACCCAGCTGGCCAATGACATGGCCTCGGGGTACGCGATCGTCAAGTGCAACCACACGCTCTACCTGCCGGTGAACTTCAGGACTCTGGACATCGACCAGAACCTGCCCCCCGAGGAGCGGGTGTGGATCCCGCTCACCATGCCTCAGGTCCTGGACCTGGCGCAGCAGACCAACAAGGTCATGTTCTACAGCGACGGGGAGAAGTCCTCGTTCTACGGCATGGTCGAGCAGGCAGCCAAGCCTGCGTACGCAGTACCCGGCACCGTGCTCCTGGTGAAGGACGACGCGCTCGTCGAGCTCAGGCCCGACGGCGCGTTGCACGAGCCGACGTACGAGTTCTGCCCGAACTACATCAGCACCCCGATCAACGACGACCCGGACGCCATGGCGGCCGTACGCGCAACGATCGTGGAGTGGCTGGACGACAACGAAGAGGACGCAGAGTCCTTGCTGTCGCACATCGCCACGATGCTGGCACCGCACTGGTCCGCGGTGAAGTACGTGCTCCTCATCGGTGAGGGGCGCAACGGCAAGTCGGTCCTGATGAAGATGATCCTGGGCCTGATCGGGATGCACAACATCTCGCACGTCACGAGACAGGACATGTCGGCCTCCAAGTCGACGTGCCTGGACCTGCAGGGACGGCTGGCCAACATCGTCTTCGACGGGCCGGCTTCGTACCTGAAGGACTCGGGACCGGAGAAGTCGCTCATCGCGGGTGAGGTCACACCCATCCGCAAGCTGTACTCGTCGCTGACCACGCCGGTGCAGACCAACGCCCTGTTCATCGAGGGCCTGAACCGGGAGCCGAAGACCGGGGACAAGTCCCTGGCCTTGCAGAAGAGGCTCGTGCGATTCCCCTTCACGAGGACGTACGAGCTCGACTTCCGGTTCGAGATGCAGATGCTGTCACCCGAGGTGCTGGGCGCGTTCCTGGCCCTGCTCCTCGAGCACTACGTCAAGCAGAGCGAGGTGCACACCAAGCTCAAGCCGACGGTGACGGCGACCAACCTCCAGCTGGAGCAGATGCACACCAACTCGCTGCCGTTCCAGTTCGTCTCGTGGTTCGACGAGAACGACGCGCTCGGAGTGGAGGGCCTGATCGGGGAGATGATCCCCGACGTGGCTGCCAAGTTCAAGACGTGGCGGCTGGTCGAGATGGGCGACATCAACGTGTGGAACGACAAGGACGTCGAGGCCATGCTGACACCGCTGTTCCGCACGGAGCGGAAGAGCAAGCGCATCAACGGCAAGGTCCGCAAGGTCCGTGCCATCACTGGGTTCCAGCAGCAGCTGGCCCAGTTCGTGACGTACCTACGTGGAGAGGAGGAGGCAGATGTCCCAGCCTCTGACAGTGGCAGCACCCTGGTGGACGAGGCAGAGCTCCTACACGGAGTCGGACCTGGTTCCCAGGATTGACCCGGAGCTCGCTGGACCCTTGGGTCTGGCGTACGTCCAGGTCTACGACGACGGCACGACCGCCCCTGGCTGGGGTGGGAAGGCCTTCATCGACAAGTACCGCCGGCAGGGCTTCGCTGCCCGTCGGGCACAGGCCATCTTCGACAGGCGCCAGGCGCCATTCGCCCTCGTGATGAGGTCGGTGGCGATGGTGTGCCTGGACATCGACGGCAAGAACGGCGGCATCGACAGTGCCGCGGCTCTGAACCTGCCATCCACCATGGCAGAGACGAGCAAGTCGGGGAACGGGTACCACCTGTTCTACCTGGTCGAGGACACGTGGAACCCGACGTTCGGGTTCGACAGGCTCCGAGACCGAATCGGCTGGCGCGCGGGGATCGACATCCGCGCGACCGGCTGCGTGTACCACTACCCGTCGCAGCGGTGGAACACGGCACGACCGATGCCTCTCCCGGAGAACATCCTGATCGACCTCGAGCAGACGCGAGACGACCAGGTGGCCCGGATGGAGCACATCACCACGCTGCGCAAGTCCACCGATCCAGACGACCAGATGGAGTTCCTCATGATGCAGACCAGCATCCAGTCCAGGCTCACCGCACCGATCCCCGCGGGGAAGCGCAACAACACCCTCTTCGCCATCGGCGCCGAGATGAAGGAGGCCGGCATCATCGACTGGGAGGCGCAGGTCTACGACCGCGCAGTCCAGCTCGGTCTCGACGACGTCGAGGCCACGAAGCTGGTGAGGAACATCGACCGCTACGGCAGCTGATGTTCTGACTGAGGTGTCGACCGCCACCCCCAACAGGGGGTGGCGGTCGATATCTATTTTTTTCTGGTACATTCTTGGGCGTGACCACTACCGCGCCCACGCCCTTTCAGAAGAAGGGTCAGATGAGCGATCTCGAGAAGCAGCGCGAGATCGAGAGGTTTCTTCAGGGGAGGTTCAACAAGGATCGTCAGCCGCGCACGAGTGGGGACTCGCGCGCGGCGACTCGCCGTAAGCCTGGCGAGCTCGACCAACTGATTCTCTCCGATGAGGAGAGAGCGAAGCTGCCGGAGACGAAGGACAAGTACTTGGTACGGGAGAACCCGAACCTGGTGCAGTGGGAGCGCGAGACACGCAAGTTCCTGCGCCGGCTGAACCCGGCCCACGGGCACCGTGTGTCGGCCGCCATGGTCTACGAGTGGGCCACCGGCATCAACATCTCCGAGCTCTACGCCCGCGGCGGGTCGGCAGCCAGCCACCTGAGGAACATCAACAAGGTGCTGGCCCACTACTTCGGCAAGCCGTACATGACGTACATCCTGGGGCGCAAGGTGCCCAAGGCGTACCGCGTGCCGCCTGGCTGGTACGTGACCAGGCACCGCCCGATGACGCTCTCGCTCTTCCACGAGTGGTCGACGAAGACGCTTCAGGCATGAGCTACCGCGAAGAGCCGGACGGCACCCGGGTCTACGAGCACGGCAAGCGGTACCGGCCGCTCTCAGACGACGAGCGGGTCTACGCCAGGCGCAAGCCAGCTGATGCAGCAGAGCGCGGGGCGGTCCGGTTCGCAGGCAACTGGTACTACCCGCTCGACGTACTGCCGGACGAAGAGCGTGCACTCCCGTGGACTCGTCCCGACGAGGAGGCAGCCGCCCACCAGCTCGGCTGCATGTGCTTCATGTGCCGCACCGTGCCCCGTGTGCGCCGGCTGAAGCGGGCCCGGGTCCACAGGAAGGCCTTCTGCCCGACGTGCCGCGAGGAGCCTGGCATCGTCGGCGAGCCCTGTCTCAGCCGTGGCGATGGCCGCGACCCCTGGCATGACGGAGCCGAGGATCGACTCAGAGTCGGATGACACGCTCGGCCAACTCGGAGTCGACCAGTGCCCCGCCCTCGAGGCGCTGGAAGATCTGGCTGATCGACTCGAGGTCCTTGGCGAACACCGCCTGAAGGATCAGCGTGGCGGCCGTCTTGTCGAGCAGGTCCTTGCTGTGCTGCCACACCTGCTGCACCGTGCCGAACCGCTGGTTCCACAGCCACTGGATCCGCGTGTCGATGCTCTTGCGGTGGGCGTCGGGGATCTCTTTGCGGAACCGCAGTCCCGCGAGCTCGAGGTCAGTCGCCATCGGTGATCGCTCCTCCGGTCAGGTCGTTCAGCGTCAAGGTGTCGACCTTCCTCTTGTGCGGTGTGGTACCCGCACGGCGGCGCCCCGACAGGTAGTTCATGATCAGCCGGCGGGCCTTGTTGGCTCGTCCCAGCGAGCCGCGGACGTTGGCGTCCGGCTTGTTCGCCAGGTCGTACAGGGTGCGGGCGATCAGCTCACCGGTGTGCATGGTCAGCATCTCGTCGTCGACGGGCTGCGGGTAGTCCGCCACGTACTGCAGTGCCTCGCGCACCGTTCGCCTCTGCATCAGCTTGCCCTCCAGATGCCGGTCCAGTCCTCGGTGTAGTCCGTGCTCGCGGCCCTGCGCGTGTCCTTGTCGTCATAGAACTCTCCGCCGAAGAAGTCCAGCTCCTTGGTCGCCTGCACGATGTAGCGCAGCGCGTCCATCATGTGCGAGTAGCGGTCGTGCAGGGGCTTGCTCGTCCACTCCTGGCGCTTCGTGTCGAACTCGTACTTGTACTGCTCGAGGCACTCGACCAGCCACTCGTTGTTGGTCTCGTGGATGTAGGTGTTGTACAGCGCCATGCGCGTCTGCTGGATGTCGGTGACCAGGTCGTAGTCGCCCTGCCGGCTGTTCGGCAGCTTCCACACCTTGGAGCTCTTCGCCAGCACGGAGATGTGCGGGAACTTCTCGCGCATCATGTCGGCCGGCGTGGTGTTCACCGCCTTCTCGTGGTGCTCCGCATCCCAGGGGAGGATGATCCGCGCGAGCTGGGGGAACCACGGCTTCGTGCGGAGCACGTCGACGTACTCGGGCACGGCCTTTCCGTGACCCTCTCCACTGTCCAGCAGAAAAAGTTTTTCGTTGAACCACTGGAAGGCGATCCAGCTGGTGGCGTCGGAGTGGATGCCGGAAGCGCCGATGTCGAACATCACGTAGATCGGCTTGCCGACGTGCGGGTTGAAGTCCGCGATCCGCTTCTCGGCGATCATCTTCATCAGCGCCTCGCCGTACACGGCGGCCGCATCCATCTCCTCGAAGGAGACGTGGTACTCCTGCTCGAACATTCGGGTGTTGCCGAAGCGCTTGAGGTACGTGTCCTCGATCCGCTCGAGCTCCGCCTCCGTCAGGATCGGCGGGAGCCCCTCGCGCTTCATGAGGGCGTTCAGGTCGTCGATGGTGCGCACGATCGTCTGCGCCTCGGGGTTGCCCTCGAGGGACTGCATCAGCTGCCACAGCGGGTTGCGCCGGCGGCCACGCGGGGTGGACACCACCATCAGGCGCTTGGGCTCCGCCCGGTTCTCGAGGATCGGGAGCAGGCGGGGGATCGGGTCCTCTCGCGTGAACAGCGCGAGCTCGGTGATCGTGTAGTCCTGGAAGGACGTGCCGACACCGGACTTGTCCTGGCCCGACTGGAAGTACCCCTGCAGCTTCAGGCGGCTGTGGTTGGAGAACCGGCCCTCCATGACCGTGTCCTTCCAGTCGACGTGCTCGTGAGGCACGTTGTCCTGGAGGCCCCGGATGAACTCGCTGGTGATCGGGTCGATGTAGGTCTTGTCCCACAGGATGTCCCGGATCATCGGGTTGTTCAGGCTGATGTAGACCCCGGTGGTCTTCGGCGTGCGCAGTCGCCCGTCGCACTGCTCCATGGACGCAGCCACGTCCTTGCCCGACTGCCGGGGCAGCACGGCGAGGCCGTACCGCTTGGAGCGCCACATCTTGTGGAGCTCCGCCTGGTACGGCCTCGGCACGTAGTGGACGGGGAACTTGGCCACAGGTCGGCTCAGACGTCGACGAAGTTCTCGAAGAGCTGCGCGCGGGTCATGGCCTCGAGGTCCTCGCGGGGGCTCTCGATCCCGCAGGCCAGCAGCCAGTCGATGATGACGGGCTTCGGCGAGGTGACCGTCGGGTCCGGCGTCTCGTCGACGACGTCCCCGTTGGACTGGGGAAGATCGGGGTCCCAGTCCCCGGCCGGAGGCGGCTCGGGGTCGGGCATGCCGCTCTTGGCGCGGTAGGACTTCTCGATGCTCTCGACGCGGGTATCCATTGTGATCTCCTCAGATCCGAAGGTTGGGTAGGCCCAACGTACCGAACAGGGTGGAGAAGTCCTCCTCCCCGCTGCTGGCTGCGCCAGCCTTGGAGCCGATCCCGGCCTGGGGCGGATCGGCAGGAGCGGCCCCCCGCTTCGCTGTGCGGGCCGCTGCGGGGCTGGCAGGGCTGGCGGGTGCCTTGGCACGCTCAGCCGTCAGAGAGGCCCTCAGGGACTCCACGAGCGGCTGCACCGGGATGGTGTAGCCGTGGAGCTTGCCCTCCACCCGCAGCTCGTACGGCTTGAGCATGCCGGCCAGGCGGTCGGCGAGCTGGCGGTCGAACTGGCGGGTGCCCGGAACCAGGTCCGGGTTCTTGGTGAACAGCTCGATCGAGGCGTGCACCGTGTCGAGGATGCCCTTGTTCTCCTCCATCGCCGTGGTGGCCCGCTCGCGGACCTCCTCGGTGAGGAGCTGCTTCACGGCGTCCTGCCACTCGCGGGCGTCGGCGGCGTCGCGGAGGGTCTCCATCTCGCCCTCCTGGCCGTTGAGCGCGGGCACCTGCGAACCCACCAGCATCCGGGGGTGCTGCTTGAGCGCGTCGAAGTACGTGGAGTACTCCGTCTGGATGCCCGCGAGCGCCTCCTGCTGGAAGGCGGCCGCCGTGGTCTCCTCGAACTTCTGGCTCAGCCCACCCAGGTCTGCGGCGACGGTGGCGTAGTCGACAGTCCCAGCCGGTGCTCGATCTCCTGCACCGGGTCCGGCATCGGCAGCTCCCGCAGCTCCTGGATCTCCTCCGCCGTCAGTGCCGGCGGGAGATCCAGCTGCTCCACCGTCACCGGCGGACGCGGGGTCGGCAGGCTGTCCGGGTCCGGGCTCAGCAGCAGCGGGTGCTCCAGCTGCTCCAGCAGCTCCAGCATCTCCACCCGCAGCCTGATCGCTCGCTCCTGCCGGCGCACCTTCCGCCGCAGCCGGCGCACCGTCCGCGCCAGCTGCCTCGTCCTCCACCAGCGTGCCCATGACCGACGCAAAGACGTCGTCCACGAAGGCGCCTGCATTCGGCTGGTCACTCACCGTCGCCTCCCGTCAGGGCCTCCTCGCGGGCGTCGATCAGGCGCTGCTGCAGCTCGGCCTTGTCGGCGTCGTCGAACTGGAACCCGATCTGCTCGAGGTGCGCGACGAGGCCCGTCTCGCCGAGGAACATCTGCTGCACCTCGGACAGCACGGCGAGCTTGGCCGCGGCGTCACGGTCGGACGGACGCCACGCCAGCTCCTCGCGCAGGATGTAGATCTGCCAGGCGGCGAGGAGGTCCTTGTAGTGGCGGGAGTTCTGCTCGGCGTCCTCGGCGGCGTCGAGCTTCTTGAGGCACTCGTCGTCGCCGTCGATCTCGTCGTTGAGGATCGCGGCCATCTCGGCGGCCATGTCGAAGACACCGTGGTGGATCCCCTCGACGTCGCCGAACCCGACGCCCGGGTACATCGTGACCATCTTGACCGCCCACTGCGGGCTGACCGGGTCCTTGCGCACCTCGTTGGACGGCTCGAGCACGGCACGCCAGAGCTCGAGCAGCGTGCGGTACGGGGCCT